GGACCTTGATTCCGGTAGTGGCTTCAAGGTACTTCATGCACACAGAATCATCAGTCAATGCACACAAAGCAATATTGCTAGTATTTAGCCGTATTTCTTCCTTGACATCTGCGGTAAACATGCTGGGCACAAGTCCCAGCCCTTGTGGTCCTGGTGCCACACTCACAGGCTCTGTGATGATAATCCAGTCTCCGCCGGAGAATTCAACCTTGGCAATCATTTCTTCGCCTGAGTTCATTTTAAAGGTATAAACTTTACCTGTTTGTAGTGCAATTTGCATTATGCTGCTTTCTCAAAATATTGTTTAAGTTCAGTGAATCCACCGATCAATTGTTCATCTAAAAAGATTTGTGGCACTGTACGTGCTGTGGGCACTGCTTCTAGCAGGTCCTCCTTGGTGAACCCATCACCAATTTTCTTTTCTTCAAATTCAATACCTTTCTGCTTCAACAGGGCCTTGGCCTGGTCGCAATAAGGGCAGTGGTATTTGCTCCATACTGTTGCTTTCATTTTATTTTCCTTTTGGTAAGTGGTAGGTCTTGGCAAAGATGTCAGTTTTGACAACACCATAGTCGCCAGGACCATGTTTAACAATGTAGTCATTGCCTTTGGTGTATTCTAAATTGCCCCATGATGCTCGTACAACACCATCATGGTCAGCAAGCTTGGCCACTTTAAAGATCTTCTTGGGTGTGGCAGTACCATCACCATTGTCGTCATAGTACTCTGCAAACTTATCGGGATTCACAGGATACTGTTCACCCTTGGGCCCAGTAATAATCTTGTGGCCCACTTTATAAGCCACAGGGCCTTCCAGTGTATCAATGGTGCCATTGTCAGTGGCAGTTTCGTACTTGATAGGAGTGGAATGTTTGTAAGTCACAAACCCACCGTCAAACCAAGCATCAGTGATGCCATCCGCGCTCTCGACAATGTTGATTAGGTCTCTCATAAAATCTCTCCGGGGTTTTTGATTTTTTTCTGCAGGCCAATTTGGTGATTGGTAATTATCCAGTGGCACTGAGACGAGTACAACATGCAAAATGCATCTATTCCTGCTTTGGGTCCATCCAAGTATCCACTGTCGGGCACAGGATAGTAATCGTCAAACAATATTATACCCCCTTGACGTAGCAATTGCCAACCTAGCACAGCATCTGCAATAACTGTTTGATTGCTGTGGTCACCATCTACATAAACAAAATCAAACTGCTGTCTCTGTGCCACTAACTTAGACAAAGCAGGTATGCTCATGTCATACATGTTGACAATTGTCTGCTCGGGTTTTTTGGCTATAGCAACATTGTGCTGAAAACGTTGTCGGGTTAGATCATGTATTTGCGGATCTACACTGACCAATGTTCCTGTGTCAGACAACAGATTCTCCAGGATGTAGCAGGCTGAACGACCCTCGTGAGCACCAATTTCTAACACACGGTCAACACGACCTAGTAATTTAATGCATTGGTCAAAATTTAGCCTTGCCCCTTCAAAATAATTGTTGGTAAAATCAAATGTGCTCATAAAGTTGGCAGCTCATTGTAATCAAGCACATCGCTCATTACACCAATAACATAGTTAGTGCTTTCGTTTTCTTGCAAGGCTGTCTGCTTCTTGCTGGTGTCCACATGCTTGTTGAACCACGGGATAGGTGTTGACTTAGGAGCAGACTCAAGATATTTGACGCCGATTTCGTGCAAGGCGTTCTTGGCAGTGAAGTCCACAAAGTCTCGCAGGATGTTGGCATTGAGTCCAATTACAGGACCATGCTTGAACAAGTAATCAGCCCACTCTTTTTCTTCACGGATCACATCCATGTATAACTGGTAGACTTCTTGTTCGCACTCGGTTTTGACGGCGGCAAAGCGAGGGTCATCTTTGACCACTTGATTGATCAAGAACGCAGTCCAGTCTTTGTGCAGGATCTCGTCTTGCAAGATCAACTGAATGATGTTGCCATTGCCAATAAAGATCTTGTTCTCAACCATAGCAAGGCTTGTGGCAAAGCTCACCATGAAACGGAATGCTTCTAACGCATAAGAGGCATGTAGTGCCAGGTAGATTGCTTTGATGTGAGATTGTTCAGAAACTAATTCAAACCCTAATTCTTTCTTACAATTCATTTGATGCAAGTCATCGTAGTACTTGCCCACGCTCGACGCCATACCAACAATCTCTTGTGTGTCATGAATGGTGTTGAACACATCCTTGGGCACGTTGTAGATGTTGCGAATGATGTGGCTGTAACTACGGCTGTGAATGTTGGTTTCAAAGAATCCCCAGTTGTACATCAGACTTTCAAGTTCAGGAATGGAACACACAGGAGTAAACACCTGCGTGGGACCACGACCTTGTAAACTGTCCAGTGCTGTTTGACGTAGTAGGTTTGACGTAAAGATGTGTTTGACAGTGTCCGATGCGTCTTTGAAGTCTTGTGAATCCTTGGTCAATGAAATCTCTTCAGGCACCCAGAAAAAGCCACGTGCTTCTTGTTCGAACTTTTGCAATTTGTTGTACTTGACTTCTTCAAAGCGCTGAATAGTTACAGGACCCGCAGGGTCTAAGAACATCTTGCGATTGAGATAGTCTGTTTTTGTTTTTAGATTGTATTGTTGTTTTGACATAATTTTACCAGTGCCTTATAACCCCTGCTATAATAAACAGATTTGTTATTATATACGACAAGACGATCGCGGTCCTAATTAAGGCTATTCGATCTGCTTCTTGTTTAGTGGCACCGGCTTTTTCGCCCAGTGCCTTAGCCCACATTCTCCAAAACCTGCGCATTACAATTTGCAGGCTTCGCAGTCTTCCTCTTCCATCATTTCAATGTTGTGAGGCAAGTCTACCAATGCTTCATCTTTTTGTTTACTGCCTTGCTTGTTGATCAGGCTGTAGTAGAATGTCTTCAATCCCCAGTAGTGTGCCTGCATCAAGTTCTTGGCAATCAATGTTGTGGGTACTTTACGGTCTGGGAAATGTGCTGGATTGTAGAATGTGTTGGTTGAAATACTCTGATCCACATAAGCAGCCAGCACTGCCGCAGTCTTCAAGTAGCCGTCACAGTCTTTTTGTGCCCACATCTGTTGATACCGGTTCTTGAGTTTGTGATACTCAGGCACAACCTGTGTTAGACTTCCTGCTTTGCTTTCTTTCACAGTGATCAAGCTCATGGGCATTTCGATGCCGTTGGTTGAGTTGATTACCACCGAGCTAGATTCCACTGGAGCGATAGCCATCAGTGTTGCATTGCGAACACCATAGGCTCGCATTTCGGCACGTAGGCCTTCCCAGTTCAGTTCAGGAGCAAAGTCTGCAAGTTCGTTAACACCTTTGGCACGTAGTTCCCACGGGAAGATGCCTTTGCCATAGCGTGTTTTGTCAGAGTCTACACAACGTCCGCGTTCTTTGGCTAACTCAACTGTGGATTCTGTTAGATAATATGCCTGATGCTCCATCCAACTCTTTACTTCTTGTAAGGCATCTTTTTCGCCGTATTGCAAACCACGCTTGGCGTGCCAATAAGCAAGGTTAGTAACGCCAATGCCCAATGGCTGTATTTCATCATTGGATAGCTTGCTTTGAATCGAAAGGAAGTCTTGGTAGTCCAGGATATTGCACAGACTCCTCTGCAGAATCCTACAAGCCCTACGCATGTCCTCTGGATTTCGGAATGCGCCCCAGTTAATGGACCCCAGTGTACATAGCGCGATGCGACCTTGATCATCGTCAAGTCGTTTGAAAGATTTTGTAGGAAGGAGGATCTCACAGCAAAGATTACTCTGATAGATTGTATGATACTCAGGATCAAACGGACCCTGGTTCATGACATTGTCAATGAACACTAGATAGATACGGCCAGTGTCAGTGCGCTCTTTTAAGATACCGCTCTTGAATACTTCTTCAGCATTCATGGTTTTCTTACGAAGTCCTGGAGTATTTTCGTACTTGACATATAGCTCTTCAAACAGTTTTGTATTTGAGTAGAAAGCCTGGTACAGGTCTGGTACTTCGTTGGGGTCAAAGAATGTTATATTTTCTTTGTTCTTGAAACGACGCCAGAAGAACGCCGAGAGCACAACCCCGTAGTCCATGTGTCGTACTCGTGTCTCTTCGGTGCCTTGGTTGTTCTTGAGAACAATGAGATCATCAAACTGATGATGCCAAATGGGATAAAAGACAGTAGCAGATGCGTTGCGAATTCCACCTTGTGAACAACTCCTTAAGTCACCGAACCATTTTTTCAAGAAAGGAATCATGCCGGTGTGCATGATCTCTCCGCCCCGAATGGGGCTACCTAGTGGTCGTAAACGACCGATTTCTAATCCAATGCCAGCACGTTTGCTGGCATACTTGGCCATCATCTCACCACTAGCAAATATACTATCGAGATCATCGTCACTACGGATAAGAACGCAAGAGCTAAACTGCTTAGTAGGAGTGCCCAATCCAGCAAGGACAGGCGTCGCAAGAGTGAATAGACCGTCTGAAGCCGCATTGTAGTACTCCTTTATGTAACGCATTCTTGCGCTGTTAGGCTCTTCCTTATGGAAGACCGTAGCGGCCGCAACTATGTAACGAACCTGTGGGGTTTCATACATTTCCTTTGTACTACGATTCTTGACCAGATATTTTTCAATCAGTTGCTCAATGGCAGCATAGCTGTACTGTTCGTCCTTGGCATGATCTATCATGTCATTCATACGGTTCCAATCAGCCTCATCGTACCATTCTAGGAGCTCGGGAGTATACAGGCCCGTGGCCACGTTCTTCTTCACGATCTCATACAAGTGGGGAGGCTCGTAGCTGCCGTAAACGTCTTTGCGCAACATGCTGAGACGTTGTTTTCCAGCCACATATTGGTAATTGGTATGACCCACATCAGGGTTTGATTCTACGTCAATAAGATCCACAATGGCTCGCAAAGTGATCTCATCAATTTCTTTGGTAGTAATACCATCATAAAAATGTAACTGTGCTTTGATCTCTACCATGCTTTGACTTACGTCAGCAATGCCAGAGCATATTTTAGCAATTTGCGTTTGCCATTTTTCTAGTGCTAGCGGTTCGCGGCGACCGCTGCGTTTAACGACTGTGATATTTTTCATTATATGTTACTTTATTTCTATTTTTACTTGTTGTTGGCTAATGCTATGACGGCACCGCGTGGCGGGTAGGTTGATATTTACGATTTGATTTCGATCCCAATTCAATGTATATTTCCCTTGATCAATTAGGACTAAATTGTCGCTACCAAACTCCACTAACTCAGCGTCCTGCATGTCGTTTCTATCCAACAGAGCTATAGTATACAGTATTCCCAGCCCACGTGCAAGCCCACAATAGATGTTGTCATCCAATAATTGCCAGGGATCTGGCCAACTGGCGCGATCGTCCCAGTGCAAGTGGTAAGGAGTCCAAGGAACATCAAACCACCAGTCATTGATGGCTGACAGTGCAGATTGAGTGTCCAGCGTCAAACACTGCTGGCGAAGAGTGGACCAACTTTCAAGTCGGTCCGCAAAGGTGCGAGGCCACATCAAGCGAGATGAGTAATACTGTAATCTATTGTACCGTCTGAACCGGTTGAAGTTGAACTATACGAAACTGTGATATCACCGCCAGCAGAAGCTTCTGTAGCAGTTAGTGTGATGCCAGTACTGGCATTTTCAGTGTAGTCGTCTGTGTAAGAGAAACTGCCAGTGGCAGCACTGACTGCAATAAAAGAACCTGTTCTCACGGTAGTACCACGAATAATTGTATAATCCATCTTGAATGCTTTAAACACTGCGGTATCAACCAAGAACAATGCACCCGAGTCGTTGTCATTGAGCGTGGAGTGTACACCAGTAGTGCGAGTGTACTTACCAAGCTGCATCTCGGTGGCCACAGTATCATCGCTGGTGCCATCAATGGTGTAAGAAATACCACGAATGTTCATGCCCAGTGCTATGCTGGTGGTGTCGTTTAGTGCAATGCGTGGATAGGTAGCGCTTTCAGCTGTGGTGCGCTCAAACATATCCCCAACTGAAATGTTGTTGTTGGCGTCTATGTCAATGACCGGGGTCTGTGCCACAGTGTTGATGTGATTGCCCACATTCAGGAACGTGTTGTGTCCAGTAGCATTGAGCTTGACACCTTGGATCACAACACCTTCAGCATATATGTTGTCAAACAGGTTGTTGATGACTCTGAAACCAATGGGCCCGCCGTTGACTGGAGTCAAGCTGCCTAGCACTACACCTTGTGTGAGTGAATCAAAACTACTGTTGCTAACAGTAACAGATTCCACCTGCTGAGCTGTGTTGAAGCCATATGTGCAACCAGAGAATTGACAGTTGTCAAACAACACCTGGCGAGTGACCAGGGCGGTGGTACTGGCAAAATTCACTGCTGAAAGATCATCTGCTGATGTGTTACCGTCATTGGCAGTAAAAGGTCCTGACAGTGTGCATTCCTTGAAACTGACTTGTTCAGCATCTTCAATCAACAGAATGTTGTGACTTCGACTAGAGTCATTGCCAAAATTGGCAGTT